AAGAGGTCAGCATTTCACTGACTTCTCTTGATACGGAAAACACCACCGGCTGATGAAGCCGGCGACAACCGTTTTTTCCCTCTCGCGAGGGTAAGACGTTAGTCGAAACTAAGGTCTTGGAAATAGCCTGCCAGGGCGTCTTGCGACGTACTCCTGGTCTAGGGATTAATATTTCCTATTATCGCTAGCGATATATGCAAGATCAAGGATCTACGGGTAGCTAGGCCATCTGAAATGGATGACCTAACCCGGATGCTTGAGGGCATTGTACTTACCCCCTACTTTCTGACAAGTCAGTAGGTGAAGGGAAAAATACATCGCTCGTGAAGCTCAGAAAAGCCACACAAAAAGTCTATCAAGGATGATAGGCAATTTGCGTACCTCTTCCGAGTTCTCGCCCCACGTTGGAGACTAAGAACCTCTAGATCGGAATGATCCTTCATTCTTGTCTGAACAACGTGAAGTCGCGAACAAGGTTTTGGGTCTCATGCGCATTTTGCACGGATTCCCCAGTAGAAACTGGTGTTGTGACGATCTTGTCGTCGTGGTATAATCTTGGAAATTTAATGTATCGTGAGATACACTTGCTGGTCACTGTACCCGGGTTGACCGGTGCAGGGAAGGTGGAACCTTCCGTACACACAGTGCCGAAAGGCAACAGTGAGAGCTTTTCCAACATTATACTACAATAACTCGGTCAAACCAAGTCTTATCTTTTGTTTACTGCCGAAAGGCGGCTGGAAGAGAGTATCGATCTTGAGTAATCTACAATTGATGTAGTGACTCTAGGAACTTGACTCATCGCCGGTAATTGGATAACATACCGTAAGGTATTCTTATTATGGGAGGTTAAACTCCTTAACCATAACAATTATCCGCTTTGACGATGGGACACTAGTAAGCTGCAGAAGGTGGACGAAAAAACTTCGTCGGTCCTCGACAGCCTGCGTATAATTAGTCTCTGACAGTTATACCAGAACGGACTACCCCTCAAAAGGGGGAATCACGGTCTTAGTATGGAGTCGGAAACATATACCTAAGTGCATCGGAGAAAGTACCCCCGCTTTAGATGCGGCGGGGATGAAATCCTTGATGATGCATATGGATATACTATTATATACGCACCCTCTCTTAACCACTTGAAGCCATGGCAACATTAATTCTACTTATCTTTGTAGGGTTCTTTGCCGTGATTAAAGAATATAATCTCGGTTGGATCCTAATAAGAGGAATCGAATTAGATAACTTTTATTGGAGACTGATTTTTATACTAATCATAGTATTCAGAATCCTCCTTTTCATATATAGAAAAGTTTGGGTCATCAGAGCGCTTATAAGAAAATTCTATCGTTGGATAGATGCTGGTAACCAGAACGGTGCTGGTCCTACAGGATCTGTACCATCGAACGGAAACGGTCGTCGAAGTTATTCGACATCTGCTACCGCTAGAACTACGAATCAGCGCCCTATGCGCCTTGTAAAACAAAACAATAAGCCTCCGGTATCGAAACTTTCAAAAACTCTTCGAGCTTTAAAAATTTCTGTAACGGGGAAGCTTGGTAACTTTTTCAAAGTTATCACAAAACGAGGTGCTTTAGTATCTCTGACAAGTGGTAAAGGAAAATTTCCTAAACCTACCTTGTCTGACCTTTTTAACAATGTCGGCTATCGAATGTTCAATGCCGTATTTGTTGATAAAGGGAAATACCTCTCAAGGATTAGACAACTTTACAGTTTTCTTGTTCACATCGATAATAATCGACGTAATAAAGGAGCTGTTTGGGTTGTGAAATATTTGAAAGTTTCGCAACTCGCTTTACAGAAATCCATAGCTGGTACTCCAGTTCGAAGTTTATTCGAGCTAGAGCCAGACATGCGCTGTGGTCGTACAGTGACTGGAGGGATTCCAAAATGGATCCCCCTCCGGGATCGGCGATTAATGTTAATTAATCACAGTCCCAGCATCATTAGATGGTACTTAACTCTTTTTGCCGTGTATCGGGTTATCCTGATACCTGGTAAATTGAAATTGAGTACAATTACTGATGGTTTAACTGTGTTGCAGGGATCGATTGATCGAGTAGCGAAGGAAGTAACATGGTTAGTTCCTGTCGCTAGTTTCGATAAATCTCTCTTTGCAGTGACCGAGACCCCCTTTAAAGTGGATAGAGCTGGTTTACCAGTCCTTCCATTTTTTGAGTCAGCATCCGCAACCTCGAAAACTTCGTGGTTGGGGATGGTGTCCGATGTTGCGGCATTGAGGTTCACTGGGAACCTCGATACGCTCTTCAAATTTCTGGCCCTTACTGGACAATCTCATTATCTCAAATTGCTTGTGCATATGAGTAATTTGATTGATGCTAATACACCTATTCTAGATAAACTAGAAAGTGTGGGTTGGCATACCAATGTAGGGCGCCTCGCTCTTAAAGAGGAGGCAGCTGGAAAAGTGAGAGTTTTTGCCATGGTTACATTCTGGGATCAAGTTGCACTAAGGCCATTACATAATATGTTATTTGCCTTCTTGCAGCGTATCAGCAATGACGCTACTTTCGATCAACATGCATCAGTTTTAAGATGTATGGAGAAAGCTAGTAGGGCTGGGAAATCTTTCGGTTACGACCTGTCGGCCGCAACTGATAGACTCCCTTTATCATTACAGATTCAGATCCTTGAACAAATCCTACCTGGTGTCGGTACGGTTTGGGGGAAACTCCTTACCGATAGGAATTACTTCCTATTGAGCAATAAAAAGGCTTATAAACCTTTTGAAGGCCCATACAGATACGCGGTTGGACAACCTATGGGAGCGTTGAGCTCCTGGGGTATGTTGGCGGTTACTCACCACCTCATAGCCCAGCTCGCAGCACATCGTGCTCGACTCCACGGAAGCCAAGATCCTTGCGGATTTTGGAACCGTGAGTGGTATGAGGGTTACGAAGTTCTCGGAGATGATATTGTTATCTTCGATGACCAAGTAGCCTCCCAGTATCTCTTGATAATGTCAGAGTTAGGAGTTCCTATCAATCTCGCCAAAAGCGTGGTTGCTACGAATCCTACCTTTGAGTTCGCAAAAGTTACTGGTCACTATAACAACCATGTTGCGGCTATTAGTTGGGCCATGTTTATGTCCCAACCAACAGTGATGGGCCGAGTAGGTATATGTTTCTCTTTATTGAGAAAGGGTATTGTGAAAAAACACATTATCCGATATATTACTCGATTCTCTCGTGAAAGTAAATTCAATGTGGGTATTCCCAACTTGTTCTATCTCGGATTAGCATCTGTTTATGCTAATTCCGGGGTATTACGAGTTGCGGACATAGTCCATAAAGTTATTACTTATCGCGATGGAAAGCTGACGTTGGTTCCGGCACTATTTGAGAATAGTTATGGAGCCATAATCAGGGCCTTTGTATCCGCGGTTGCACATAGTCAATTACCTGTGGAGGTAATTCATATTCCTCACAGAAAAGTTGCATTTTTAGATTATAGTACTTCTAATTTAGCTTTGAAAAAAGCTTTAATTAAAACTATTATACACTTTGTTCATGGATCTAAATCCACGGATAAACCGGGTTATAGGGTTAATTTCCTACAGCCATCTAGAGATGCTGCCGTTCTGGCACAGGGAATGATTATGGAAGCTATCGCTTTTCCAACACAATCACTCTCTGACTTTGAGTCTGCTTTACAAGCAGAAGGAGCTTTTACGATGAAACCGCTGGTTTTCCAGCGACTTTCACCGTTAGGGGCGCTCATCCACCCCTTATACTGTCACCTCTATTTCCAAATATACACTATTTTAGTGAATAAATGGGATGCATTAACGAAAGTTAAAACCATAAATCTTAAAGGCCTCGAGTTGGAGGCCTTGATGGA